GATGCCTCGAACTCGTATTCGAATATCGGTTCCCGTCTGGCCTTCCGCGGCAAACTCGTTCGGGCGGAAAGCGTGGAAGCGTACAAGGCGATAGTCGAAAAGGCATGATCGAAAACGGGAGCGAAGCGACAAAACGTAAAGCGTTCTCGTTCCCGTTTGTGTGATCCGAAGCGAACGAAAACGGGCGTAAGCCCGTCGAAAATATAATATCAACAGTGTTTCCGCATGAAAAATAATACCTTTGTATTCCAAAGGGTGGCGTTTCCTTTAAGCCGTGTGGTTTTTCGTGGGTACAATAACTCGAATGCGAATGGTGGTGTGTCGTACGCGAATGCGAATAACGATGCCTCGAACTCGAACTCGAATATCGGTTCCCGTCTGAACAACAATCGAAGGAAATTAAAATCGGCGTACAACACCGGGGACTTGTCCCCACCGTGGAGCCGAGGGGAACAAGCCCCAGTAACAGCGGCCCGGAAGGGTTGGAAAACTGAGAAATCAAGCGTCGGGTAGAGTTTGGTAGGCCGCAAGGCTCGAAGAAGTCAGGCCCGGGAGATTGAAGGCCGTGTGGCCGTAATGTGATATGATATGCGTAGAGAAGGTTACATAATAGAAGAGATTATAGAACCGTCCAATATGGAGGATTCCTTTGATCAAGTCCTTCGCGGCACGAAAAGAAAGCGTAGCCGCCAAGGGCGTTACCTGCTTGCGCATAAGGAAGAGGTGTTGGATGAACTGACCGCATCGATCGCATCCGGAAGTTTCCGGGTGAAAGATTATCATGAACGGGATATAGTGGAAGGTGGTAAGTTACGGCGTATTCAGGTACTAAGCATGAGAGACCGTATCGCCGTACACGCTATCATGACCATCGTAGACAAGCGTTTGAGGAAACGGTTTATCCGAACCACTTCGGCCAGCATCAAAAAACGTGGCTCGCACGATCTGATGGCGTATATTCGCCGTGATATGAAAGAAGATCCGGAAGGCACGCGGTTCTGTTATAAGTTTGACATCAAGAAGTTCTACGAAAGCGTGAAACAAGATTTCGTGATGTATTGCGTGAACCGGATATTCAAGGACAGGAAGCTCATCGCCATGCTGGATAACTTTGTCCGGCTGATGCCTGAGGGTATCAGTATCGGCCTGAGGAGTTCGCAGGGGCTGGGCAATTTATTGTTGTCTGTTTATTTAGACCATTATTTGAAGGACAGGTACGGCGTCCGTTATTACTACCGCTATTGTGATGACGGTGTGGTACTGGGTGAAACGAAAGCGGAATTGTGGAAGATTCGTGATGTCGTCCACGGGTGTATAGAATCTATCGGTCTTCAAGTAAAGGAGAACGAACGTATATTCCCAGTGACGGAGGGTATCGATTTCTTAGGATACGTTATCTATCCCGATCGTGTGCTTTTAAGGAAGCGCATCAAAAAGAACTTTGCCCGGAAGATACACGAGGTTAAATCGAGAAGGAGACGGCGTGAATTGGTGGCCAGTTTTTATGGTATGGCCAAGCACGCGGATTGTAATATGTTGTTTAAAAAATTAACAGGCAAAGAAATGAAAAGTTTTAAAGATTTGAACGTTTCCTATAAGCCGGAGGACGGCAAGAAACGTTTTCCCGGCACTGTGGTAAGCATCCGGGAACTGGTGAACCTTCCCATCATAGTGAAAGACTTTGAAACGGGAATCAAGACAGAACAGGGCGAGGACCGCTGTATCGTGAGTATCGAGCAGAATGGTGAGTCCAAGAAGTTTTTCACTAATTCGGAAGAAATGAAAAACATCCTTGCACAGGTAAGGGAAATGCCGGACGGTTTTCCGTTTGAGACAACGATAAAGACGGAAACGTTTGGCAAAGGTAGAACCAAATACGTGTTTACATGAAACGAGTAGAAGGAAGTGCCGGTGTGTCGCTGCTGGAATGCACGAACCCGGTCAAAAACAAGTGGCGCATCCGCTGGGATGTGCAAAAGAAGGAAGACGGTTCCGCTTCCTACATGGAAGAGGAGTTCAACCATAAGCCGACCGACGAGGAGATACGGTCAACGGTCACGGCCTGGTATAACCGGGAGACTGACAAGGCCATCCTTTCCGGATTCACATACGAGGAAATTCCGGTATGGCTGTCCAGCGAGAACCAGTTCAACTACAAAGCCGCATACGATCTTGCCGTCCAAACGGGAGGGCGGAACCTGCCGGTGACGTTCAAGCTGGGTGCGGATGATGAGCCGTATTACAGGACGTTTGAAACGGTCTCAGACCTTCAGGATTTCTACGTGAAAGCGATGAAGCACATACAAGACGCGTTGTCTGAAGGATGGAAGAAAAAGGACGCATTGGACTTGGCTTTGTATGAAGCCGGGTAATGGATGAATCCCCGCGGGGGAAGGGATAGAAAAAAGCCCCCGGCCTGTTAAAACAGTCGTCTCACTTACTATTCAACTTTACACACCCAAGCGGCGCGCGGCCGGGGGCAAATGCCCTCTGCCACGCCACTTGGGTGTTTTTTTGTTGTTTAATAAGTGAGACATTGCAAAGGTACTAAATTTTTGTTTGTATGAAAGTGATAGAGATACTAAACTTCAATCGTGAGTTGTTGAAAAAGTTACATGAGGCGGGAATACGCCTCGAAGATACCCAGTATATTGACTTGTATTCCGATTATATGAATCTGTACAAGAATGGTGAAAAAGTGTCCTATATTGTAGCTATACTTTCTGAAAGGTATGCCGTGAGCGAACGGAAAGTGTATGGTCTTTTGAAACGTTTCCAAAGTGACTGCACAAGCGGTGCAGTATAACATTCGGTTTAAATTAGTTCGTCCAATAGTTTGGCTCTACCTTTGTTCCAAACCCATAAAACAAAACAAAGTATGAGCAAGTACACTTACAAGCCGCAATATGGCGTAATCGTCATTTGCACAGATGAAAAAGAACAAAAGGAGATTTACGAACGTCTCTTGAAAGAAGGTCTAACCCTTAAAGTGGTGAATGTATGAAAATAGAGGTACAACACCATTGTAGCGACTTCAACAGCTATCGGGCCGCACGGGTAAAAAGCCTTTTCAACGCAGAAAAAGGCTGTGATTGGGAAAAGACAGTAGAGCTACCAATCGAGGACCGGGAATGGCAAATCGGATTGATCGTCGGACCATCCGGTAGTGGAAAAACCAGTATTGGAAACAAAATATTCAAAGAACCTATTTATGACCTCTATTCCGGCTGGGATAAGGATAAGCCGATTGTGGACTGTATTGCTCCTGACGGAGACTTCAACACGGTGACGGGTATGCTTTCGGCAGTTGGCCTTGGTGATGTTCCAGCGTGGCTCCGGCCATTTCATGTGCTGAGCAACGGTGAAAAATTCCGGGCAGGTCTTGCGCGTTTGGCGTGTGAACGACCGCGGCACGCCGTGGTGGACGAGTTTACATCGGTCATTGACCGGCAGATAGCCAAGGTCGGGGCCGCCGCATTCTCGAAGACATGGAGACGTGGCAGCGGGCAGATCGTGCTTCTTTCCTGCCACTATGATATAATCGAATGGCTACAACCTGACTGGGTGTATGATACTGCGGAGGCACGGTTTTACGACCGTGACTGCCTTCGGCAACGTCCAAAACTCGAACTTCAAATTTATAAAGTCAGGGGAACTATATTCCCAAGGTTGTTTAAGCAGCATTATTATTTAGACCTTCCTATGCCGGTTGCGGCCGAGTATTTCGTGGGCTTTGTCGGTGGTGAGCCCGTCTGCCATTTAGCGGTAACGCCACTCTTTACGGCAAAGGCTTACCGGTCCACCCGGTTGGTAGTACTTCCCGAATGGCAGGGAATAGGTGTTGGTACTAAATTTTTAGCGGCCGTTTGTGAATATCATCTTCAGGGACATGGTAGATGTGGTAAACCTTACCCGGTGTTCTTTCACACTTCACACCCGCAACTATGTGGAGCGTTACGTCACTCTAAAAAGTGGATACAAACCGGAGCACATTTATATGGAGTTAATAAAGGGCGCAGTGCGGCTTCGATGGCACGTTCGGCCCAAAGGTTAAATAAGTCTGATCGTGCGGCAACCGGTTATGGCGGCCATTTCAGGGCGGTTCAGGCATTTAAATATATAGGGAATGGTAATTAAAATATTGGGAAATTGCGAGTCGGAGGCATTCAAAGCGGCCGAAATGTTCGTTAAGGCAAAAGGGCATACGCTTTGGTGTGAAGGGTATCGTTGTGACCTTGCCATTGCGCCACTCCTTACGGTGAAAGTTTCCGATGAAGAACTGAAAGAGGCGAACTGGGGTACGTTGATATTCCATCCGTCCCCATTACCTTATGGGCGCGGGGCATCATCTATCAAATGGGCGTATAAACGAGGGGAACCGATAACCGCCGCCACATGGTTTTGGGCAGACTCCGGCTATGACACCGGCGATATTTGCGAGCAGGAGATTGTAAAAATAGACTATGGTATGCGGCCTCGCATCTTTTATGAACAGGAGATCATTCCGGCTATGCTTCGGACGCTGGGACGTTGCTTAGATAATATAGAAAAGGGCGTTATTCGTCGCATTCTGCAAATAGAGGCCTATTCGACATACGATAAAAAGTTGTAACATGCCATCTTAACTACTTTGTAAAGTTACGGAAAAAGTACGAGACTAACAACTTGTGCAGACACTTTTTCATCACAAAAAGTAATAAAAGAACGGCATTCAAATAGGGTTAGAAGTCCATTTGAATGCCGTTTGATTTTGCTCTAAAAGAGACGCTTCGTTTTGGAAAAGAACCTCAAAATAGAAACGCTTCGTTTTGAAAAGGTGGACGGGTGGTTTTGCGGATTGTATTTTTTGGATTTCACGATGTCACGCCTTTTTCTTTTGATGAGACCAAGCTATTGGCGAATCAAAATAGGTTGGATTTACGTATGCCTTTACCGTCTGATGGACTGGATGTCGGATATTTTGATTTGGAACAAGGCCCTATAAAGGACTTTCATAGGGTGGATACCTCTTACGCATGGAATTATCATAAAGGATGCAGGCTGCAATGGTTGGATAAGAACCGGATGATTTATAATACGGCGATAGCGAATCGGCTTGTGTCTAAGATTCATGATTTATCGACAGGGGAATACCAAGTAATAGACTGCCCGATTGATGCGGTCTATCATGATGGACAAAGATCTTTGGCCTCTTCTTTTAGTTATGAGCGCTTGGAGCGTTGTATGCCCGGGTATGGTTATCCTTATCGGGATGGAGGGAAATTGGATGATCCGGCACCTAAAGATAGCGGTTTGTTCTTGGTGGATTTAAAGGAGAATACTTCAGAGTTGCTTATCTCTTTGTCTGAGTTGGCACAGATGGAAGATGAATCCTATAGGCAGGGGTATATGCATTTTGTAACCCATTCGGAGTTCTCGAAAGACGGTCGGTATCTTTCTTTCTTATACCGGAAAATACCAACCGATGGGGATTATATGAGGCGGCATACCAAGATCATGATTTATGATTTGCGTGATCGGCGACTTATTACCTTACCTACTCAAGAGTCCGGTTCTCATTATGTATGGAATAACAGGAATCAATTGATAGCGTCTTGCATTATAAATGGTAACAGTTGTCATGTATTGTATGACATGAAAGATGTAGATCATTATCAAATAATAGCAGGGGATGTGTTGAATTCGGATGGTCATCAGTCCTTTATCTCGGATACGTCTTTTGTGGCGGATACTTATCCGGATAAATATAGGATGGCAAAAATCTATAAGGCTGATATCAATACTCAAAGTGCGGATTTGTTGCTAAGTATCTATTCTCCCAAAGAGTTTCAAACGAAAGATTTTAAATGCCATATAGCTTGCGATTTACATCCCAGAGTATCCCCTTCTGGAAAGTACCTATGCTTTGATTCGCCTCGTACTGGAAAACGGGGGTTGTATATAATGCCATTGTCGGTACCGGCTATGTAGGCAAGGTGTCTTATATGATAAAAATCAAGAAGAATATTTGTGGCCTAGCTAAAAGTAAGTATATTTGTGGTGGTAACTATCGTGCGATGGCTGTAAATCAATATGATCGATCGTATGATAATATGTTTATTTTGTACAACAATGAGGAAGGACGATATATTATATTCTCTTAGGGCTTTGATAAAGCAAGTGATGCCAGCTGGAACAAAGGTTTTTTTGTTTGGTTCGCAAGCCCGTGGAGATGTCCATGATGAATCGGATTGGGATATTCTAATATTGTTGGACAAGGAAAAGATAACCTCTGCGGATTTTGATACCTATGCCTATCCTTTAATCGACCTAGGATGGCAATTTGGCGAATATTTTAGCACTAAGTTATATACCTTTACTGAATGGATGAAACGTAAAGGTACTCCTTTTTTCAAGAATGTGGAATTAGATGGTATAGAACTATGAATCTAACAGATGAAGAACGGGAAGCCCTTGTTATAGCAAGAAAGGATGCCAATGAGATTCTTCCCTTGATGGATTCTGTTGATAATTATTTGAATACCTTGCTTTCGTTGATAGAGGGAAAAGCATGA